TCGCTTCGTTCCAGGTTGCGACACGATCACCGAACCTGCCAGATATACGGTCTGCCCTACCTGTACCGCACCCTTGGCCACGATGTAGAAGTGTTCTCTACGATGGACCTTACCCACGATCAGCGTTCCTGCTGCACGTGTCACGACTCGACAGTACATGCCATCTGCGAAGTAATGATCGGTCTTCAGCTCGACCTGCGGCATGGTCATCATGAGGGCTTGCAATGCCTCAACCTGTGAGCGTTCAGCGAGATCGTTCATACCGTTGTCCCTGTCCCATCCTTCCAGATGAATGGATTGGTACTGGTCAGGAATATTGGCTTGTTCAGCGTCGTGTCGTAATATTGCATGCCGATGTAATAGCCCTTGATGAGCGAGGTCGGGCGCGATGCGGTCGGTCCACTGCGCGTGATGTTGAATGTCGTCTGTTGCATGGCACGAAGCAAGGTCTGCCACTCAGGATGAACTATACCGTTCTCATCAGTGAGCTGCTGGTAAGCAGTCGGGAGCTGGATTTTGGGGCCATTGATAGCCATCAGAATGACCATCCCGTCAGATCAGCCGTGGCACCTGTCACGACTCGATGAATCGGGTCAGTAATGCGCAGCTTCAGCACCCAGTCCCGCGCAGCACCCAGACTGCGCCAGATACAGCGCGTGGTGTAGTTTCCAATCGGCCCCATGCTGGAGAATCCGACCGAGTAGAACGACTGTCCACCGTCCTTGCTGACCTGCAAATCCATGACAGGATTTACGCCCTGCCCGGTTGCGGTTCCTGATCCACTCTCGATATCAATCTGGATCTGATTGATACCGATGTACTTGTCATCGTTCCAGATATGCTTTGACCATACTTCCATGCCGAATGTGTTACCCGTGTCATCGTATGCGTTCGGGTCAAGCTCGTAGATGGTCCCGGTTGAGTAATCAGACAGCAGGAACATGCCCTGGAATGCCGAGAACTTCTGACCCAGGAACCTCCCGCCATTCGTGTCCTGCCATTCAGACCATATATTGGTCAGTCCGTCATATGCCCATGTGTCAGTGCCGTCCACGTTCAGTAAGTAGATGGGATGTCCGCCGATCATGAAGGCGCACCCGACCGCCTGCCCGACATCACTGGTCGCGTACTGGCTAAATATCTTGTCCATGTCAGAGTCGGACAGCTTGCGCAGTGCAAAGCCTTGCAGTCGTGATACGTTGACCGCGCCCATCTTGTTCTTGAACAGTCCGACTATTGAGTTGTCGAACTTGGACAGACTGAATGCTGATGCAAGCCCGAACTCGGCTGACGATCCAGGAATCTGTCCATACGGCAGATCAGGCGTGCCATTGTCCTGCCAGAATTCCGAGGTATTGCCGCCGAACACGTTCAGCACCGAGTGATCAGCCATGACTGCCTGCAACGAGTCCGCAGCACTCTGGGCAAACGCGATCTGCACGGCAGGCCACACGGCAGGGTCAACGCTTGGCGTGATCTGCGATAGCTGGAACTGCCTAGACGATCCCGCGTTGACTATAAAGTAGTTGTCCTGCCAAGTGACCGTCTTGGGAGATGTGGTGAAATTCCCATCCGTGATCTTGGTCAACGCACCTGGAGTCTGCATGTTGTACCAGTACCCGGCCGAGCCATCGACCAGTACCAGATACTTGCCATCATCAGCCATGCTCACATCGCCTGATGTCGTGGCAATCGTGCCAATGGTGGACACTGACCCTGCGTTGTTGATGCTGTACAGGGTCGCGTTGTGAACCGTGAAATTAAGTGGCGTTGACAGCGTATTAACCGCCCACATTCCACGAGATGGATTAGAGCCTAGCACTGTAGCCGATACGAATTGTGTAAGACCGGACCTCGCCACCAGTGCAAAAGCAGTCTTGTCCTGTTCCTGCCTGACTTCGACGAAGCAATTGATCCGCTTCTGCGCCGTGATAGCGGGCGAAGTGGATTTAGTTCCGACGCCGAACAGTTGAACCTTCATCCTCGTGGGCTAGAATCTGAATAAATGTTATATGTCGCGTTCGACTTGGAAATGATGGACGAGTCAAACTCCGCCACGACTTCCTTGATATTCGCACGCTTGATATTGCCCTTGGCCTCTGCTGCGTTGGCTCGCAACTGGGCCAGACCATCACCCACCAGCAAGCACGGGAAGCCTGCCGACATCATATCCAGTGCCAGATTCAGCACAAAGGCGCGCTCATAGCCGACCGGCAGTGACAGAGATTGGGTCAGGCTGGTGAAATCCACCTGATCCGTCGTGCTGTTGAAATACACCACGTAATTGACCAGCGGAATCGGGAAGATATTGATGACCCCCAGCGGGTACTGTGAGTCATAGAACAGCGTGTCCGGGATCTGGCTGGTGATGGTCTTCAGCCCGATCTTGTCCCACTGATCCTGATTGAATATCTGCATGGGATAGTCATTGCTGTTGTTATCCCGGATATACGCAGAGATCACGTCATAGGGACGCGTGCTGTTGATGTTGCCACCTGTCCCGATGGTGTACTGCTGCTGTCCAGCCACCATCGGGAAGCTCCGTTGCAGCTCAACATACGACATCAGGGCCTCATTCGACCATGAATCAAGCAGGGCGTTGAAACACACCAGACTGTCATTGGCATCCGCCGCAGACAGGACTTCAGTGCGTCCAAGGTAGCCCAGCGCCTTGGCTGAACGGGTCAAGATGTCGGATGCTGTGGTCATTTATGCCGCCTTTGCCGCTTCCGCAGCCTTGTTTTCTGCCGATGCTCTCACCATGAACTGGTGATAGTTGCCCTGCCATCCCTTCACACCGTAGTGTCCAAAGGTGGCATTCGGGTAAATCCAGCCCTCTACACCAATTGCAGCCATGCGCCGGCCGAACACGCGATCCTCGCCCCAGCGCAGGGATAGACCTTCCTCGTTCAGTTCGCGCTGACAGGTGAAGAATTCGATGTACTTGCGATCAGGATAGGACGGGTCGGCGCCCATGTCGTGGTACACATAGTCCGGGTACGCATCGCGGTAGGCTTCCAGAGCCTGGCGCTTGATCCTGATGAATCCTCCGGCCAGATACGCAGCCTTGATCAGTGCTGAACCGTCCTGCAGGATGCGCCCGACTGGATGCTGGCGCCCGTCCTGCGTCTCCAGTACCGGCCTGGCTGTGTACACCTCCCACTGGTTCTTTTGCGGGTAGCTGCCCATCACAATCGGTTCCGGCAGCATCAGGAAGTCCACCACTGAGCGCGGCTCCCACTGCATGTCCGAGTCGATCATGAACAGGTCAGTCGCGTCCGGGTCTTCCAGGAACCGGCAGAACAGGGTGTTTTTCGCCCGATCCACGTAGCTATCACCAGACAGCTCCCAGAACTCGTGTTCGATACCCATGCGGGTCAGTTGCTGGATGGTCCCGCACAGGGATGCGATATACGGACTGAAGCCGCGCATCTCATAGAACGGTGTCATGATGATCACCTTCATGCGGGGCTGGTAGTACGGGAGCCGCGCATCGTGATATCGTTGCTTCAGCTTCCGTCCCTCTTCGACCGAAAGCAGGGACTTGTTTCCGTCGTGAATCCGCGTGTGGGTCAGATTCTCCTCGATAACCTTGATGTTCTCGCGCTGCAACAGGCGCAGATACATCTCGTAATCAGTCAGCACACCATGTGAGGCTTCCCAGCCGCCCACGTCCAGCAACACCTGCCTGCGGTACATGCCCACGCCGAAATACTGGTTTCCGTAGTAGAGCTGCTGCAGCCATACCTCGCGTGGCTTGTTGCTGGCCTTCAGGATGTGCTTGAACGGGTGATCCGCCTCGAACGGCTTGCCCTCTGCATCAATGAAGTCTGTCTGCGTGGCCACGAATTCCAGCCATGGATCATTCTTGAACTCGGCAAGCATCTTCTCAATGGCGTTCGGCTCCAGCACGTCATCAGCTGCCAGACTCACATAGAAATCACCTGTGCCAGTCGCAGCCATCTGGTTGATGGCCGCCACTGTGCCTCGGTTCTCGTCGAACTTGAGATACTTGATGCGCGGATCCGCAAAGGTCTGAATGACAGCCTCTGTCCCGTCCGTGCTGGCATCGTTCAGCACCAGTATTTCCAGATCCTGATAGGTCTGGCTGATCACACTCGAGATGGCGCTGGCCACGAACTTGTCCATGTTGTAGACCGGAATCCCCACCGTGACCTTCCCTGACGTGGGCGGGAAGTCCAGGCTGTGCAGGGTCCGCACATAGGCCATGTCTGACTGGAATTTCTCTGCCTGTCCCTCGTGAGGAGCGGTCAGTCGCGTATCTGGCTGGTCTGCATCGGCCCAGCGATACGGCAACACCACGCCATCATGCTTCTTGAAGAACCTTACAAACCATTCAAGGTCAGACGGACCGAAGATGGCAGGGTCAAATCCGCCAATGTCCATGTAGGCGGTACGGCGCATGAGCATGGAGGCTCCGCCGATTGGAATGTTTTCGAGGTTGAGTAGTGTCCTGATCCAAGCTTCACGTGACCGGTTGTGAGCGCGGTACGCAAACTGCTGCCACGTCGGGACTGCGCCCCAGCCTTCCGCTTGTTTGCCAGGTATGCCCCATACGCAGTCGATATTCGGATGCGAGTCGAGATATGAGACTTGATCTTCGAACTTACCCGGCTCGATCCACTCGTCAGCCGAGAGCGGTTGCAAATATTCCCCTGCTGCGTTCTCAAGCGCCCAGTTAAGACCATGTGGAATCCCCTTGTTCTGTTCAAAGCGATGTAATTTGATGCGCGGATCATTGAACTCCGCGACCACTGCGGCGATATCTTCGGTGGAGCCGTCATCAACCAGCACGAGTTCCCAATCCTCGAAGGTCTGCGCACGCACGCTACCGATCATCCGCTTGAGATAGTCGGTCTGGTTCAGAACTGAGGTACAGACGGAAATTTTCACTGTTCAATAACTCCTATCAGGGACCCTTCCCGCAACACGACAAACTCTTCGCCGTTGATGTTGGTGATCTGGTGTCCGTTGGTTGAAAATAACACCTTGTCCCCCACCTTCACGGCAGGGGGCGCAGTGTGCTGGGTCTTGCAGGTCTTGCAGCCGTAAGTCTTGCCGTTACCCACCGCGGTCACGACTCCGATGTCCTCGCGGAAATCAGGGTCGTAGACCAGATGGATACCGCCATCCGACACCTCTTGAGGTGCCGAACGGCGGATGACAACGACATCGCCCAGAGGGGAGATGTTCATCCTGCGACAGACGTGCAGGTAATGAGTCCCAGCTGCCCGAGGAACATTGCCATGGAGCTGGCAAGCGCACCGGATGACTGCGACAGGGTTGCGAAGTTGGTGCCCGACTTGGCTACAGCAGGCGAGACACCATAGAAACCGATCAGGTCAGTTGCAGACTGACCGAATACGGTTCCGAGTGAGTTACCGTCAGAAATCTGACGGACTGCGTTACTGGACGAGAGCGGCATGATTAACCTCCTAACCTTACGCCAAGTTCATCGTAGTACACGGTCGAGCCGTACAGGATGTCAATACGAGTCGGGAAGACATCGTTATTGATATCGTACGCACGGATCACCCGCATGCTGATATTGCGGTACGTCTCGCGGGCCGCGAAGTCCACACCCTGCGGAATCTCCATCGGGACCATGACCAGACCAATCGCATCACGCGTGAATGCAGCGTTGTGAGGCGTTGCGATCTGCGCCGAGGTCGTACCCGTCAGGAACGTGACACCCGCACCAGTCGAGGCCGGGCCGGTCACGTTCTGGTACGGACCAGAGGTGACGATGGCCGGGCTGAACGTTGCGGTCCAGGTGGATGACGTGGGCGTAGTGCTGGCAGTGATCACGAAGTTCTTCAGGACGCCGGTTGACTGACGAGACTGAGGATTGACGTTGAACACACCGGCCACTGTGAACACTTCGCCTGCCTGGATGGTTTCCGTCGCCGTGCCACCAAAGAAACCGATGGACGTGCCGGAACCTGCCGCGGTCGTGACGACCATGGCGACCGACGTGTTGTGCTGCGCCGATGCCTGTTGCTGGATGTTCTGGTCCATGTAAATCTCGTAATTGCCGAGAGTCGCAAGGTAACCCTTGACCAGTGCATCCTTGGCGGTCGGCATCACGAACGAACCGACCTGACCGGCAGCCATCGACCAGTACGCATTCGGGTTCAGGACCAGAGTGCGATTGTCCTGCGGGGCCGCGTTGTCATCCATCCGACGTCCGACCAGCTGTACCGAGGATGAGAAGGCAGACGGCGTGACACCCGGCGTGCCCACGTAGTTGCTGAAACTGAACACGTTGGTCAGCACGTCGAAGTCGATCTGGTTCGCCAGCGAAGCCATCGAGGGCTTGAGGTAGCGTTCCGAGAACTCCTCGACGGTCAGCGTCAGGTCTTGCGACGTGAACTGGAAGTCAACGTGTTTCTGGTTGTTGATCGTGATCGTGACAGACGGCTCAGCGATGTTCTGCACCTGCAGGCCAGCACCACTCGCCACCGTGAACCGGTTCGGCTTGCGGATCGTGAGCTGGTTGCCGATCTTCACGAACTGATTTTCGAATTTGCGGTTAACCCTGTTGGCCGCAACTAAGTTGTTTTCGAGTATGACCAAGCTTTCCTTGGTGATCACACTCGGGGTTAGCAATACCTGGGAGGACATTATCTAAACTCCTGTTCAGTGCCTTGCGTTGGCTCGCTTCTCGCGTTCGCGTCGGTACTGAGCGTACTCATCCATGGACATCTCGTCCGGGGACTTGGACACACTCTCGGAACCTGACGTAACGGGTCGAATCGGTTTCGGCGCGGCTGATATAGGGGGCTTGGGCTGGGCTGGCTCGCGTAGCTTTGCCGAGATCAATCCAAGTTCCATGAGCTGTAGGGGCGGTGAGAGTTGCATGATGCGTGCAGCCTCATTCGGATTCTTGCCGAGGTAGTATTGAATGTCCGGCCCATCTGGTGCATTGATGATGGCGTGTGCCATTGGTATGGAGACCTGAACATCTGGCGTCTCAGCGACTTCAGCGAAGTCGGGGTACTTTTCCATGACCTTCGATTTCCTGCCTGTGTAGGCTTCACGCGCTGCCCTCTCGCCCGCCTCAATGGCATCCTGCTGGGCTTTCGCCTGCATCTCTGCCTGGGCACGCACGATCTCCCGCTTGGCTGTCCACGTTGCCTTTTCCTCGACGTATGTTTCCATCGCCAAGTCATACGCATCGGGGTCGGGATAATCGTTCTTGGAGGGCTTGACCGGTACCGGGTCCGTCTCGACTGTCTCTGACCTGCGGTCGGCCTGCGGCTGTTCACCACGGGTCTCCAACAGGGCCAGCAATCGAAGCTTCTCGGCCTTTTCTGCCTCGTACTGAGACTTTGCTTCCTCTCGTTGCTTCACCAGCTCGTCTAGTCGTTTCTGAACACCTCGGGCCTTTTTAGGCTCGGTTGTCTCGGATGGACTCTCCGGGGACTCTGCCGACTCGTCCTCTGTTTTGCCTTCCGTTTCGGGGACTTCCTCGTCCTCTACAACGTCAGGCGCGGCAATAGAATCTGGTTTTGTCTCTATGACTGGCAGATCAGACGTAGATGACAAAGCCGGACCCTGCTGATCCAGTATGTCGATGACTTGTTCCTTGATGATGTCCATGTATGGCTCCTAAAGTAAGTGGGCTATGACCGCAATGATCTCTTCTTCTTCCTGCTGTTCCTCAACACGTCTGGCGACTTCCTGTTTCCACTCACGACGAGCATCAGCACGTACGACGCCAGAAACACGTTGAATAAGCTGCTCGAACTCCTGCCGCAGTTCCTTGACCACTGGCGCAGGCTTGGGCAGCGTGAGGACGGCCTCGACAGCCTCCTCGATAATCTCCTCAATCTCGTCGCATTCCTCATCATCACACCCGTACTCGTCACGATATCTCCACCAGAACGGACCACCACCGCGTGGCGGTGCTGGCTGATCTGCTGGTTGCTGCTGAGTTTCGAGAGTAAATGCAGGCTGGTCTGATCCTTCCGTGACGATCCAGTCCGCAGTGATGCCGTTGACCGCACTGAGCAACCAGACTGCGTTGTCCTGACCTTCACTTGCATTCCATGTGAGCAGATCAGATGCAGTGATATTCCACGCGGGAACGTCCTGACCTTCTGTTGCTGCCCATGTGATGAGAGTGGGCGAGGTAGCGGTGAGCGTCCAGACCGGCAGATCCTGCGCTTCTGTGCTGTTCCAGGCTGCGTTGACTGATGCTTCGAGAGTCCACTGCGCATTGTCAGCGCCTTCCTGAGCATCGACTGTG